TCATAGGTCTTCACGCCGGTGGCCTCTGCGTATGCGATGGGCGCAAAGTAGTTCTTGCCGTCGCACACGATAAGACGGCCCAGCATGAAGGCGCGGCCAAGGTCGGCGGCGCTCACCTTCACCTTGTGCTCGGCGTCAGCGTACAGCTTGCCGTCGGTGTGACCGTAAGCGACATATGAGCCCACGTGTACGTCCTCGGTACGATCATAAAAAGGTTTCAGGGTCATTTTTGATCTCCTTTCTTTTGCAGTGTCTGCCCTCTCTAGCAGCGCACTGCCGTTTACGCTCAGACGAAATTTCATTCGTCCAGCAGTCTCAAACCCGTCCTGCCAAAGTCTTCCCTTTCAAGGGGAGGTGTCGGCGCAGCTGACAGAGAGGTCCTAACGGGCGAGCGCTCTAAAGTTAAAGCGCCTTAGAGGTTTATTCTGTGCCTGCCCTCTGAGGAAAAGTGTCAGCTGAGCTGACGGAGAGGGCATCCGGCGCTCTTTACGCCGCCCACTCGATGGCCATAGCACTGTAGGGAGTCGTCAGTGCGCCGGAGCAGCGGGTCTCGATGAGATACTTCATGGCGTTGTAGTCGATGTCGAAGTCGTCGAACATGGAGACAGCGCCGCCCTTGTCTGCGCCCACGGTGTAGTCGCTGAGGTTCACGATAACGGCGGCCAGATCGCCGCCCTTGGCGCCCTTGCGGCCGTCCATCTCAGGCACCGTGACGATCTTGCTCACGCGCAGCTTGCGGGCCAGAGCAGCCTCGTCGGCGTAGAGCGAGCGGCCCATGCCGTCCTCCAGCAGGAGCATCTCGGTCAGAGCGTCCTCGGTGGTGAACATGGCCGGGGTGCCGCTGCCGCGGTACTCCTTGCGGCTGCGGATGACCTGCTTGATGAAGGCCTTGTACTTGTCCTCCACCTTGCTCAGGCCGGTCGTAGCCACCTGTACCTTGATGGTAAACAGGTCGGCATCGTTGAAGATAGGACGGATGCAGTTCTCGTCGATCTTGTCCTCGCTTGCCGCCTGACGGCCATCGCCCAGGATATAGGCCAGCGCCAGCTCACGGTTCAGCTTGTAGCGCATCTCGTTGCGCAGCCAGGACACCACATCGAAGCTGGTGATGTCGCTCACGTCGTCGCGGTCGAGCTTCTGCTTCTTATACACAGTGGTCGGGCCGGTGGAGCGGCGCAGCAGGCCAAAGACCTCTTCGATTTTATAATTGCCCTTCACATAACCCTTGGCGCGGGCATCTTCGGGGGTCAGGTCTGCGAACATGCTCTTGAAGCGGCTGAACGGGATGTGCTTCACGCCGCCCATCACCACGCTCACCCAGTCGTCGGGCTTGTCGATGATGCGGGGCGTGGTATCCAGCAGGTGGTCTTCCGGGAACAGCCAGTCGATGTTGTCGATGCCGTGGCTCAGCTCATCGATCTCGCCCTGCTCCACGCCGGCGTTGTCGAAGGCCGCCTTCAGGGTGCCGCTGGTCTTTGCGCCCTTGATGATGCTGTTGATGTCGTCGATGCTGTGCTTCAGCACGGTCTGCTTGCCCGCATCCTTGTCGAAAACATTGTTCTTCATGTCGCTTTCATCCTCCTCGTCGTCTTCGCCGCCGTCACCGTCCTGCTCTTCCAGAGCGAGACCCACCAGTGCATGGCAGCATTCCTTCTGCTCGTCGGTCATGCTGTTGTAGACCTCTTCGAGCGTCTTACCGTTGGTTTCCTCGGCCATCTTGCCGTCCTCCTTGTTGTCGTCGGAGTGGGCCAGTACGGCCTCCTCCAACGGGTTGCCCTCCGGGTCCATGCCATGTTCGAGGCTCAGACTGCCCGGGTCGTTAAAGATAAAGGCTTCGCAGCCCTCATCGTCCATATTGTCAGCGCTGTGCTTCACCACTTCCTGAATGAGCGCGCCGGGGTTGCAGCCTGCCAGTACGAGGCTCAGTTCCCGGATGACGCCGTGTTTCACCACCTGTCCGGCCTTCTGCAGACCGTTGGCCCAGATGGAAAAAGCGTTCAGATCGCCGTTCTCCACGCACTTCTTGGCCGTCTGGCCGGTGGGCGTGTCGTTGAACTTGGCGTAGGCGTAGACCCCGCCCTTGCGGTTTTCCAGCAGTGCATGGCCGATGACATTGTCAAGGCTCGAGTGGTCGTGGTTGTACACCATCGGCACAGTCTGGCCGCTGCAGCCCTTGAATGCGTCTTCTGCAATGGTCAGCCCGTCGTAACACTTCGTGTTCGCCTTCGTCGCCCAGCCGCTGCAATCGTAGTCAAAATTCACCATTTTGATTTCTCCTTTCTTTTAAGATTCATTTACCATCTGCTCCACAGCCTCTCGCCCTCTTGCGGCGGGGTCACTGCCAATCTGTGCCGCCTATCCCGCGTTGGGAGAAAGATTCTTGTTCAGCAGCTGGTCTGCCTTGGGGTCTTTCGAGGGTTTCATTCCGATGACCTGACGGAACTCATTCGACGTCATGATCTCGTTACGGGTGAACTTGTCGGCCATCTCTGCCACCATCGAGACGGGTGCCAACTTGAACGGGTCGCGGAAGTACATGATGCTCTGCTTAGCCTTGAGGTCTTCGCGGCTCAGGAACTTCCGTTTCAGCTCGTCCACCACAGCCGCCACAAGGGGCTCGATGACTCGGTTCTCGTAATTGGTCATGGCAGTGTCGTCCGCTGTGCCGTTCATGATCTCCGGCGTCAGCCCCAGCTGGCTGTAGGCCATGTTGGTCAGGTACTCGATGCTTTTCAGCAGGTTGTTCTCGAGGCTCCGGTTCAGCTGGGTGATATGCTCCGTGGCGTCGATGTAGCCGATGCCGTATCGGCTGCCCGCCAGCTGCTCTTCCAGTGTCTTCCGCCGCTCCTGCGCCTGTTCTTTCCGGGCAGGGCTTTTCACGGGGTAGGGCAGCTGGATGATGAGGTCGAGCTTTCCGCTTCCGGCCTGCTCGTCCACGGCGTCCATGATGCGCAGCTTGCTGATGAGCCGCTGGACGGTGCTGTTGGGCTCGTTCATGACAGAGTAGAAGGGGTTCTCCACGATAGCCGCCCGCTCTTTCGGCAGGATGACTTCTTCCTTCTGCCCGGTCCTGTCGTTGTAAAGCTCCACCCGCACATCGTCCGGGTACCACTCCTTCACCTTGCCCACCCGCATCGACAGGATCTCTGTCTCCCCCGTCACCGGGTCCTCGTCGATGTCCACCGGAACGATGGCAATGACGCCTTCGTCCAGCAGGGAGAGATACATGTCGTACCGCAGAGCCCTGCCCGTCTGGTCCTTGTTGGCCGAAAGGTTCAGGCATGAATTAAGGCCCGAGTCCAACACCGCATCGAAGCGGTCGTTTTCATCGAGCCTTACGTGGTTTATGGTGATCGCTGTGGCGTCCTGCGCCATCCGGGCGTAAATTGCCGTCAGGATGGTGCGGTCGGTCGTCCGGTTCAGCCTTGGCCGGTCGGGCCGGTAGCTGTAGCCCCCTCCGTACACCCGGGGAGGGTCCCGGTTCAGAAATGCGTTCCAGGCGTGTTTCAGCCTGGAGCCAAAGGTATTAGGCATCTTTATCCTTTCTATCGCAGATCAAGAAATTAGTGCAGCATCCAAACAGTTATTTCTGGTCGTCTTTCTTCTGCTGGTCCTGCTTTGCAGCACTGCCGTTCACCACAGCATTCGCCAGCTCCGGGTTGCCCAACACATCCGAAACGAATTTCTTCGCGCCGTAGCTCATCACGCCCGCTGTCGCCTTGGTCAGCACCTGCTTTCCGGCGTCCGACATGACCTGCTTCACAAAGCTCTTGCCGCCGTACACGTCGTTCCTCAGCTGCTTCACGTCCTTCTGGAGCTGCAAGCGCTCCTTCTCGGCCTTCAGCTCCTTGTTGGGGTCGTCGGCCCGGATGTTGGTCTGCCCCTGTAAGTCGCGGTACTGCTTTTCCATCTGAAGCCGGTTGATGCGCGCCCGCAGCTCCTCATCGGAGTAATCCTCGGCTTTCTTGCCCGAGCGCTTCGGCGCATACTCCACCTGTTCGGCGTCCTCGCCTGCATTCCCGTCTCCATAGTGCTTCCTTCCCGCCGCAGTCAGGGTGCCATCCTTGTTCTGGTACCGCCGCACACCCCACTTCATGCCCTTGATGCCCCAGTGGTACAGTTCGTCTTTGTATCCCTGCATTTTTTGCAGTCACCTCCTGTCAGGAGTCGATTTTGTTGGCGGCTTCGCGAAGCAGGGACGCCACTTTTGCTTTGCCTTTCTTTGCCGCATTTTTCAGATTCCGCTTTGCTTTGCGAACGGTTTTATTGTCGTGAATGCGCTTAGAAGTTGCAGATGCAGACGCGCCTGTAAGATAGCTGGTCTTTTTCCCTGTCCAGTCATTGGCGTCGCGGTACTCTACTTGGGTCTTATCGTGGATTCGCAGAGTGTCAATCCCCTTCTTCTTGGACTTTTCGATGTCGGCCTGCGCATATTGCATACCTGTCATAGTGCCGACGCCGGTCACATAGGTGGTATGCTTGCCGTCGTCTTTACCCCGGCCTTTCCGATCGTTCGGGCTTCCTCCGTTTTCCTTTCCATTGTTTTTAATAAACTGCAATGTCCCATTCTGCCGGGTCATATACGCGCCATATTCCCGGGCATCGTAGAAATAACGATACTGCGGAAAGCCGAGTTTGTTCGTTCCCGTGCGTACACGAGCATAATACTTATGCCCCTTCCGCTCTTTGCCAAGTACGCTGTGCTCCAGATAATTCCACCAGTCGTTCATATCGTCCCCTCACTTTCACTCTCTGGCAATACTTATAATTCTTCCGCGCACTGCCCTTCTCGAACAGCCCGTGCTCCATTTTGAATTTCTCACCTCCGGTTTATCAACCCTCACTCAAATGCATCCCGGTTCAGCTTCCACGCCACGTAGGCATCCATCAGCGCTGCCACGGCATCGATCTTCTTGTCGTGCCGCTGCTTGTAGAGCTTCCGGTTTCCGTTGGTGTCCTCCAGCGTGATGCAGTTGCCCATGGCAAACTCCATCAGTGCCTCATCGAACAGCAGCTTTCTCTGTTCGCTCAACTTCTTCAGTTCGCCCAGCGGTACGCTCTCCGTCCTTGCGCCCTGAATGACCTTCTCGATGCCAAAGGGGCCGTTCTCCTGCGCCCACCGCTCCACGAATTCCTTCGCGTTGTAGGGGTCGTAGCCAAAGGCCCGCACGTCGTACTCGCTCTGCAGGATGTAGGCGTCGAGGTCATCGTAAACCTGCATCATATCCAGCACAGTCCCGTCGAACACCTGCAAAGTGCCTTCGTTCATGAACTCTTCGTACTTCTGCCGCATCGCCAGCGGAAGCTGTGAGAGGGTGTAGCTGGTGATATAATCCCGCGTTTTCACCCCGAAATATCCGTTCTCCAGCGGGAACAGGAAGGTAAACGAGCAGAAATCGTCGCCCAGCGAAAGGTCAGCGCCCATGGCACAGGGCATCTGCCAGAAGTCCCGGTGTCGATGCCGCAGGGTCTCCTCATAAGTAAAGAAGTAGGTGTAGCCTTCCATCGGCAGGTTGAAGCGCTTGGCCAGAATATCATTCCGTGCGCCGGGTGAGTTTTCCGCGCGTTCCACATCCAGCTGGTAAGTCTCGTAGCTCACAGTCTGCCCGAGGTTTGGGTTCGCCTTCAGCCACATTTCCGGCTTGCCTACTTCGTCGATAGAGTCCAGCTTGTAGTAGAAGATGGAGACATGCGGGTTGACATACTCGCCCTTCAGGATCTCCATCAACTCCATTTTGATGGTGTCGCCGCAGCCGTTTCGGACAGTACCCTCCGAGCTTGCCGCCACGATGAGATAATCTTCGTTCTTGGCTGCGCCCTGCTCGATGGCGCCGATGGGGTCTTCCCGGATGTCGCAGGAGAGCCATTCGTCCACAGTCGCCACACGGTCGCGCCGGCCCTGTAATTTCTCGATGGTCATGGGGCGTATCTCCAGCAGCGAGCCCGTCAGGAAATTCTCGATTCCCTTCTTGGTGGAGGCCATCTTCACCCGGTCGCTCTTCGCACCCGTGGTGTTCTGGATGCTGCCCATGGTCATAAACTTAAAAACAGGCCCTCTCGCCCGCGCCAGTGCTGTCCGGAACGGCGAGAGGACTTCTTCTGCCTGTTTCATGGTGGGGGCAGTCGTCACCTGCTGGGTCGTGCTCTTATCTACCGTCATAAAGTAGGCCTGTAAGCACTCCAGATACATGGTCTTTGCGGCCGCACGGGTGATGATGAGATACTGCTTGGTGATGAGTCGCTTCTTGATGCGCTTGCGCTCGTAGTGTCCCCCATGTCCGCCGGGCTCCGGCACGTACACGCTCCGCTCCACAAAGTAGTACCAGCCGAAGATCTCCTCCGCCCAGAGCTTGAAGCTGTCCAGCAGTTTCAGATCACTGCCGTCGGTCAGCGTCAGCTCCCTCTCGCAGAACTTGATAAAGCCGTTGACGGCCTTGTCGTCGTAGTAAACGCCCGGGTTCGCGATGAGGTCGTCGATCCGGTTCATTTCCATTGAAATTTCCCGGCAGACAGGTATCTCGCCCCGCATCACGGCCTCCCGGAACCGGCCGTAGTAGATGGGCGTGGCCGTGTTCGAGAGTGCCATAATTTTATTCTCCTAAGTCCTATTCATTGCTGGTTCGTGCCGTACCGCAGCGAAAATGAGGTTTTCATCAAGGTCCATTATAATAAGGTAGCGCTGTCACAGTGTCTCGCTTTGTAATATGGCTTTTTCGGATTGTCGAAGCACTCCTTCGAGTTCGGGCATTTCCATGACCTGAAGTTAGCGCAGGTCCGGCAGAGACTGTAAGCGTCCGTCATGTTCCAGTTCACCGTTTCAGACGCCCATAGACGCATCGCTTCCTGTATATCATGCATATCGTTTTTTATCCCTGTCTCCCTCATAGGGTGTGCTCACACGTTCCGTTTCACCGCAGCAGGAGTCCTCGCCGATCTCCGTTATGACTCCGCTTTATCAAACTCGATGTTCAGCCGGAACTCCATTTCTGCAACGGTATTTTTCAGCGCCTCCATAGCTGTCGAGCTCTGCGGCGGGTCGAACACGAGCCTTACCTTTGCGCCCATGTAGGACGCGATGGCCTTCGCCCGCTCGTCTCCGGGCAGAAAGTCGTCCCACACGGCACTTGCGTCCACGATGCCAAAGCCCTTCTCCGGCCCGACTCCCAGCTGCTGCAGCACCAGAAATACCGCGTTGATGTGCATGATGATGTCCGCATCAAACGCCGTGTAGCTCTCCGCTATCCCCAGCAGCTTCTTCACGCTTGTCAGGATGCTGTCCATGCTGCACCTCCGTCAATGTGCGGTGTTTCCGTCCGCAATGCACTGGTTCTCCCACTTCTTGTACACGTCAATGTAGGTTTCCTTCTTGTCGCCGTTGTGGGTGATCTCATAGTACATGCCGTCAGATACGGTGGTGCTCACAAGTGCCTTCCAGTTCTGCAAGGTCTTCGAGAACCATACGATGAACACATCCTCCATCGTCAGCTTCTTGCCGTCGGTCGCATCCACATGACTGTTGAAGTAGTCCACCACCAGCTGCTTTGCGCGGTTCATCATAGCTTCGTTGTCCATTTTGAATCCTCCTCTGTTTTTTCTTTCGTTGTCAGGTAAAGCGGCCCATCATCGTTTTATCCTTCCATAACCTGTTCCCAGTCGTCGCAGCAGGTCACGTTCAGCATCATGCCAATATCTTTGACCTTGCGGAAGTTGACCTCTTCGCCGTTTTCCTTGTGGATCAGAAGCTCTGTGCCGGAAATATGCCAGTAGGCGTCCTTCCAGCCCCGCCGTTTCACTTTGTGTCCCTGCTTCATGGTAAGCCAAGCCGTCGTCCAGTTCATCCTATTTCCTCCAAGGGCAGGTATCCCCTGCTGTTCTCTTGCCATCCGGCATCTTCGGCCCGTCCCCGGTGCCGTAATGGATGGCCTTGTGTGTCGCATCCGACATGCTGATAACATTTTCCGGGTCGAACAGTGCTTCCCGGTGCTCGAGAATATCCTCTTTCGTCAGAGGGTTGATGTGGTGTATCGTAATGCGCGCCCGGCTCACCTTTCCTCCGCTGGCTGTGATGTCTGCGATAGGATGGTCTTTGCACCCGAGGTCGCAGCCTCCGTCTCGCACGATGATCCTGTCCCGGAACTGCCGCCACTCCTTCGAGCGGTAAAAATCCTGGTTCAGGTATCGGTCAAACCCGAAGGTGTCCTTTCCCACCGTCCCGTGAAGCTGCAAATACTTCAGCCTCTCCTCGAATGTCCCACATCGGCACATTTCGCTGTAGCTTTTCATTTCAGTGTCCTCATGAGTTCGTACACCAGTAATATCATGCCATGTAGGTCCGCCCCGCAAAGTGCAATCCAACTCAAGGTATTATCCGGTTTCTTCCCCAGCCATACCGCCAGCAGAAAGGCCGCAAAACATGCAAGGAAGCTCGACAACAGTATCCTCTTGAACTCTGTCATAGAGCCGCCTCTTTCTCAGATGTACCCGTGGTCCATTGCAAATGCACCCGCAATCAGGAATGTAACTGTCGCAAGAAACATGGCCCACACCATATTGTCCTGTTTCTCGTTCACACCGCCGTATTCACCGAACCAGAACACCTCTCCAAACAACGCCGGGACTGCCACGACCCAAAGCATCCGGAACACCTCAGCACTCATACTCTTCTCCTTCGCCATCATCCTCGCCGGAATACTCTTTCATGGCCTTGAGCACTTCCAGGTACAGCTCCTCGTTGTCCTTTGCTGCATTGATGGCCTCAGTCTTAGCCCGCAGGAGCTTGTTCTCTTCCTCGAGCTTCTGCTTTTCCAGCATTGTCTTACTCGTCGCCAGCTTCAGGAAGTGGGTGGTCTCTGCAGAAGAGGCTGTTCCTTCCCGTATCCGCTTTTCCACCAAGTCCATCGCCAGTGAGATCATCTGGTTTTCTCTCGCTTCCGGAGTCAGTGCCGGCCTCATTGCGGGCAAGTCAGCGCCGGAAGTTTTTCTTGCGCCCATTTCCGGCACCATCCTTTCTGTAAAATTCTGTCAAATATCGTTCGCGTTCTCATCCGCCAGATTTTGGTTTACCCGCCATTGCTGGCGTTTTTGTTTTTGCAAAGTTTGTCACGAATAACTTAATGACAAAAATAAAAGGCTTTTCTAAGGGTTCACGGGTATGTCAGAGCAAAGCAGTAACTCGACACAAAAGGAGGAAATGATTTTGGGAAAGTTCTATTGGAGGTTGAACGATCATGAAAACGTATCCATACCCGTACCACAAAGGTATAATAAGGGAGTGTACCCGTGAACCCTTAGAAAAACCGCCGAAGCCCGGTCTACTCCCCAGACCTCGGCAAGTTTGCTCTATAAAATATCAATGGAGGTCGATACCAGGCATGAAAGCCCAAATATCAATTTTCCCTCCGGAGAAATATCAAAGACCGGCGCGATTTAAGAGGGGGGTGTTGATTTTGCGACCCCCTCCCTATCCCCTTACGCGCTTTGCGTAAGGGTTGTGTCGTCTTCGACCTCCATCTTGAGCTTCTTGTAGATGTTGAGCGGGTCATTTTCGATGATTTTGTCAATAGCCTGCTCAATTTCGTATGCGTTCTCCGCATCCGTCAGCTGGTCAGAGGTATAGGCCACCCGCATCAGCAGACCGCAGGAGTTGTACCCCTTATCAATATCGAATCTATACCAGTCCTCGAACTGGCTGTACGGATTATAAGGGTTGTCGGTCGTTGTTAAAAAGCATCGAATCATAGTTCAAAGCCTTCCTTACTTATTCAGAGCACTGTAAACAGTGGACTCAGGAACACCACAAGCTTTTGCAATCTCGTTATAGGTATAGCCGTTGGCGAGCATCGCCTTTGCTTTGCCCATCTTCGCGCTGGTCATTACAGTTGCTGTCTTCGGCATCGCACGTTTAACGATTTCGTCCGGCTTAGAAGCATTAAGAATCTTTGTCAACTTGGAATCCGAAATTGCACCTTTCTGCACAGCTTCCCATTCACGGTCTGTGAACGTAATGCGTGTCTTGCTTCCGCTTGCACCGATTGAATCACGCGCACGCTGCATCTCAACGGAAGAGATCTTCTTGATTTCCTTCTTGTCAAGCTTAGGATCAAGGTCCAGCGCCTGAATCTTTGCCTTAATGTTCGCGTTTGCTATCACCATGGCGCGGCGCTCTTTCGGCTTGTTAGCAATGACAGACTCAAGCTTCGCGTTGATGGAATCAACTTCCGCGCGATACTCTTTGGCAGCCGCAGGGCTGTAAACCAAGCCCTTCATGTTAGCAGCTTCTTTCCGAGCCTTCCGTGCAAGTGCTTTCAGCTCGTTCGAGAAATCTGCATACAGATTCTCCTGCGGCGTACCGGAAGAGAGGGTGCGCGCATCGGGCGTCATGGAAATAAGACTTGCCTTCTGCTGTGCATCAACAAACTCGCTTTTCTTCTTATCGAAATACCGGCGGCCAGACTCTTTGTAGATAAGCTCACCAGTTTCCTTATCAATGCGGACACTGCCCTTACGTTCGGGGACATATACGGTCTGCTTACGGCGAGACAGCAGTGTAGATGCACCACCAAAGTGTTCATTGCCGTCCTCATCCACACGGATCTGCCACTTTTTCTTCAGTTCCTGAATACCATTCTCCCGCTCAGACCGCTTGTAATCCAGCTTGTGTTTTTCTGCATCGATGACAACCATCGAATGCTTGACTGCACGAGCAATCTCCTTTTCATCTGCACCGCGGAGTGTCATATCTGTGATGAGGTTAGAGATGATGCCCATCTCTTTCTGCTTTTCTTCCTTCTTCATCAGGCGTACACCATTCGGGTTGCCTTCCGGGACAGCATAAGCAGTCTTAGGGTCAAAGTCTTTCAGGTCTCTCAGTGCAGCTGTCGCTTTGACAGCCACCTTGCTGGAAATGGGGATAGCAACGACAGTATCACCATCGAAATCTGCACCAGACAGGCGCTCTGCAACTTTGGAGTTGATACCGATGGCATCCTGAATATTGCCGAAGTTCCGCTTGCCACTGACATTCTTGTTGTTGACCGTAACGATAGGAATCTCGAAAGTACCCGCATGAGGATAACGAATCAGCGCAAGCTGAGTGCCGTTCTCATAAGTCGGGCAGTAGCACTCTTTCTCGCTGATTTTGGTCAGGGGCAGGATGACCTTAGTAGACTGACCCGGGAAAGACGAAGCCTTCAACGTCATTGAGTTTCCCTCGCAGGTATCTGCGAAATCAATCAGCAGTTTCTTCTTGATAGTCGGGTTGTCATAGTTCATGATCTCTTCGTACTCAGCCTTGCGGTCGGCCAGAGTAAGATTGAGTTGCTGCTTAATGAGTTTGATGGGCTGCTTGGAGAGGAACTGCGAAGACAAATTTTTTGCCATCGTGTCCCATTCGCCTTCCTCACGGAGCTTATTGATGGGAGAAAGATGCTTCTTCCCGTCGGCACCAATGTACTCGCTTTGTCCAGCCGCAGTAAGAGCTGCACCAAAGGGATTGTCCGGGTCGTCCTTGATGGGCTTGAGCACCTTCATCTTGGGCGTGCCAGAGGGTTTGTTCGTATTGAAAATGACATCATATCCATCAGGCACATCGTCAGAATAAACAGCCATACCCTTGAGGTAGTGACTGTTATCCACCATGATGCGGACCTGCGCATAGTGGCTGTTGCCAAGGCTCAGGTCATCCACGCCGCGGCGAATCTCGATAACACCATCCTTGTCCAGACCGCCTTCGTCACCGTAGCGAATCGCAACACGGTCGGAACTCATGCTGGACGGACGCTGGAGCTTCTGGAATGTCTCACCACCATCATCCGAGTGGTAGTCACCCAAAGACTGAATGTCACCCTGATGCTCATACGCATACTTCTGGTTGTACTCGGGCTTTGCCAAAACAGTAACATTCGTCTGCTGGTTGATGTTGGTTGGCTGACGAATACCAACGCCGTAGCGCTGATAGCCATACTCAGCCTCGAGGATGTAGATGGCCTCGTCAAGCTTACCTTCGGAGACGCCAAGAACCAGATTTGTGCCTTCAGACACGTCAATCATGCCCTTTTTATCGACTTCCGCCTTCAGCGTCTCGGCGATTTTCTGAGCCTGATTTGCCTTCTCGCCGATACCGTTGTTGTACATGGAGCGAACAGTAGACTCAGAAAGGCCTAATTTCGCGCCGATTTCAGTCCACTTCAGACCGTCATCTTTCAGAGCGCGAATCTGGTCGTACTGGAGCGCTTTCCGCTCATGAAGAGCCTTCTGCTGAGCAACTCGGAACTCAGTCGTTCCCATCTTGTACTCGTCGGGCAGCGTTGCGTTGATCTGTTCGAGAATCTCTTTCTCGGTGAACTTGCCGGTCTTCTTCAGTTCCTCCACACGGGAAAGGAAATCGCCGGAACGCTGATAAGGATTCTCACCAGAACCCCAAGGATAGCGGCCGGAATGTCGCTTAGTACCGTAGTGTTCGAGGCTGTCGGTCTCGTCGTCCACATCATAAAAGAATTTGATGTCTTTTTCAATCGGATTCATGCTGCTTCTCCTAACTTCAATTCCGTAATGATTTTATCGAACTCGATGATTTTGTCCATGATAGGCTTGATTTCAGCCTCGGTCGGGTTGACCGTAAAGACATCATCGTTCTGATAAATGCGGTTCTCGATCTGGATGTCCTGCGGGTGTACGCGGTACTCCAGACAGAAAAGTGCATCATAAATAAAGAGCTGCTCCATATGTGCAGGAACAGCTCCGGTCTTGAGGTCGTGGATTCGCAGTAAATTGTTCTTAAAGGTAATGGAATCTGCTGTGCCGAAGCAGTTACCCGAATAATAGAGCACCTGTTCCGGTGTCATACGGAAGCCGATGGCATCGTTGACGTAGGCGTTGAGCGTCTTTTTGCTCTTCGGCAGCTTCTGACCAAGAGCAATACACTCTGCCGCAAATGCGTGCAGTCTTGTGCCATTTTCCTTAGCCTGATAGCTGGCATAGGTCTCGGCAAGGCGTGCAGCATCATAGTTTATCCAATGATACTTACTCGCACCCAGAAAGGCGTGCAGACCTACGAGCCTGGAATGATCGTTCCAGTTCATTCAGTATCTCCTCCTTGTTCTCCGGGTAGATGAAAGCCGCATAGCTCATACCGTTCATCTTTTCTACGTAATAGTCCTGATTTGGGCGATGAGATGCTCTTGATGACTTCTTGCCTTCCAGTGCGGCCCATGTGTCTTCGTACAGAATCACGAGGTCAGGAATACCCTGTATCTCGTTAGGGTCTGCGTGGAGCACAATGCAGCCAGGAAAGCGAGACTTCAGCTCTTTCACCAAGCCGGTCTTGAATGTGTTTTCTAACATGTCAACCTCCAAAATAAAAAGGAGTAGAGCACGTCTGAGACGCATTCTACTCCTCCTCATAAAAGAGGCAGATTTTTTCGCGTGAATTTTTCACGCGAGATGGGTTTTGGGGGGCAAAAAGAAAAGCCCTTACGCAAATCACGTAAGGGCCAAGAAAATATGTTATCTGCTAGATGAGATTGAAAAATTTCAGGTCGTAGTTCGGCGCACCTGCCTCGAACATCATGTGGCCAGTTGCATCGGGCATATACTTATACTCGCCGAAATCCTCATGGGGTGCAAGATTGTGTGCCATATAGCTCTCAGGACGGATAGGCCTTGAAAATTCACTGCTGTTCCGAGTAGTCTTGCACTTGGGGCAGTACCACTCCTCGTGTGCTTCTTCGACCAGCGGTGTGCCGCATTCGCAAATCGGAGCTTTGGTATGTACCTCAGCGAACTTGTCGGCGTAGCAATGTACTTCGTTTCCGAAGCTATCGGTGGTTACCCATTCTTCAATCCCGGCGTCATTGATAAAGGACTTCTCATAGTCTTTCATTGTTTTCACCTCTCGAAAAAGTGTGGTCATCGGTAGTTTTTACTATATGCTCATTGGCAAGTTTATGCAAGTCTACATTATGGACAGGATGTGAATTTTCCGTGTCGTGGCCAAAAGCCCACTTTTTATCGTTAGTTATTATATTATTTTATTAAAAAATTTATTAAATTGAAGAAAAAAGTGGGTTTTTGGGCTTTTTGTATATTTTTAACGTAAATACGTTAAATTTTGTGGCCAAAAATATTTTCAAAAGTGGGCAGAAAGTGGGCTTTTGGGCATTAGGGTCTCACTCGACCGGCTAGATCATGCCTTTTTCGCTTAGCCAAATGAAAAGTGATAGCAGAAACATAAGAATCAACGCGCCTATGAGAACCTTTTTTGCTTGCACATCATGCTCATGCCGCTTCTTCTCTTCAAACTCCATCCGCTTGAGCTCAAGTTCTTTCTGGTTTTCCGATTCCTTGATTCTCGCTTCATCCACGAATCGGCGCGTCTCCTGATAGTCATCGAGCCGCACTTTCGTCCCGCAATACTCACAGAACATAAAGTCGCGGTTCTCATCTTTAACCGTAAGCTCGCCGCCACAGTTAGGACATTTTACTGTTCGTGCCATCACCAGCACCTCCTCATCGTTGAATCAAGAATACCATTGAAGTGTTGAAACGTCAAGGATTTTAGGGCGGAAGAGACCACTTTATATTATTTTTGAATTTTATCATGATAACACCTTTCATTCTTTGTTTTCATGTGGTACACTTGATTTATCGCCCCTATCGAGTGAAAGGAGTCCATATGTCCGATTTACCGGCAGTTCAATCCATAAAAATAGCTGACATTTTACTTTCTTATAGCGATCTGATTGATAAAACTGGCTTATCCACAATAAGTGCAAACATGGCCAACCAGTATCTTGAAAAGTACCCAAGGCCTCAGAAGGCAGCAAGTCATCTCATCAGTGCTTTTATACTTCAAATCGTTCTTCTAGGAGTGCCTTCAAGCTTTCCGGATACGCCTGATTATACTTCAGTTAAAAAGACAGCTGCTGCTGCAAGTGTTTTGCTGCAAATTCTAATGAGTCTTTCTGTAGCCTATATTGCAGGGTTTGAGCCGTCAGACCATGAGGTTCAAGTATTCATCATGTCTAAGAGTACCATTGCTTTGGCCGCAAAAGCTTTTCAACCGTATGCGGTCGAGTTTGGAAATCACATGGCTGAACATTTAATTGACAGCATTCCTCGAGAGACTATCGATTCAATAAACAATGCTGCTGGGTATCGAGCAGTTACAAAATATGGCGAAACCGGAACGATCAATTTGAGCGACTGGGAATGGCTTGGTGGACTAGCAGCGGGTGCTATTGTGGATTTAAGTTCATCAACTTTTATTGGCTGTCGTACATATCATACGTTTTTCAAGAAACTTACACCTCCCGCTAGAGCGATTCATTCTTCAGAAATCGCGGATGTTACAAATTCCGAATCCCCCACAAAATCAAAAACAACACATAGACAGTAGCAGGATACTTTACAGTCAAAAAAGCACCAACAAGTATTCCGCCATATTCCACAGCGTTTTTCCAGTTAATTTTCTTTTCCATAATAATTTCTCCTTTACTTCTTATCCTAGAATAGAAAAACAAAGAGCCGCAGATTTCTCCACGGCTCAGTGCTTTACTCCATATCTTCTCTCAACAACAGCCATCCCGCTGCAGCATACAAAAAGCTTTTGACCGAAACCGACCCATAGTAGACATTTCCCATGACCTCGCACAAGTTTCGCTTTGCCGTCTCATCCGTGCGATAAGCCGCAAAATCCACGGCCCTGCGTATCGCTCGGTCGATAGAGTTGTATGATTGTCCATGCCGCTTACTCAGGCTGATGAAAATATCTGTCTGGTTGATTTTCCTGCCCTTCCGAACGTACTCCATCGACTGCTCCAACGTCTCGCCAAGCAGTTCGAAGCCGGTCATTTTGTCCGGAATGCCAAGCCAAAGAAGAAATTCCCAAGTGGAATCGTTCATTCTTTCACCATACTCCCCTTCCGCGTCTGGTCATCTGCCGGCCAGAATGTGTAAATATCATCGAACACCACCGGGATTTTCTTCTGAACCTCCAGCAGCAGCGGGCACATCAGCTCACGCATCTGAGGATGGGCCGCCACAGGAGTACGCAGCTTGAAGATATTGCGCCACTCACGGTAGTTGGCGGTCACCACGATTTCGGTCTTCAGGCACAGGGGCAGCACACAACGAGCCTGTTCGGGACGATAGCCGTTCATAAGCATCAAAAAATAAGTTTTTTCTGCCAATTCGCAGGATTCTACCCATTTACGATAGAACAGGCGATTCTGCTCTTTATCGATATAAAACGGTTCCACAACGGTAATGCTGCTCTCAAACTTCTCCTTCGAGTAGTTGCAGTACCGCGTGCTTTCCTGTGCAAAGCTCGCGATGCGGTGCCGCACCAGCTCATTGGCCACGCCACGGTCGCACGTAAACAGCACGCTCAGCTGAGAATGCTCCAGCATAGCCTCATGCCCCTGCTTCACCAGAAAGCCCACCAGTTTCTTTGCCGACTCACCATCCGGCGTGATCTTGTCCTCGCTCTTGTAGCAGACCCGGGCCACCCGTTCGATCTGCTGCAGTTCTTTGATGCCGCCCTCAGAAATATCGGTGAGGATTTCGTATTTGGGTTCAACGATTTTCATATGTTAGCAATCCTTTCTCTTTCGGGATCTCGCAAAATAGAATCCCAGTCTCTAATAAGTTTCCGTAAACCATGATCATCTGCTATTGGGTTCATTGTTTCTTCATCATATTGCACTATGACGCTGCCTGCGTTATTGCATCCAAATCCGCAATGCCGACACCGAATCTTATACTTGATTTCCAGGCTTGTCTTAGCGGTCGCTGTTTCGCATACAGTAGGCCTCACTTCTGAATAGCATACCGGACAGCATCTCATAAAAAATCCTCCCGCTTCAACTTACATTCCCAGTCACCGCAGATATCACCCGAAGCATGCTTCTTTGCAAACGCCATGCCCTTCTTGATGGCCTCCTGCTTATTTTCTGCTTTGACCACGAAACCCTGATGCCCGCCACCATTGTCTGTACACTCAAACCAAAATGTATATGCAGTCATGTGAAAACCTCCAGAATCGAGTTGAGCAACCAATCAAAACACCGCTTAAAAAATAAAGCGAGTCGGCGCAACCAATACATAGGCTCTGCCGGAATATCTCTTCCTTGATCTCGCAGTGCATAGTACAGCTGTCGGTCAAATTTGCGAAACGAAATATTATTCGCCAAACACCACAGCCGGGCATCCTGATAGCTGATTTCATTGCGAATGCATAGTTCAACCACATCTTGCAGCGTAGCGTTGACTTTTACCATTTCCAGCTTATGAGTTTCGTAATCCTCAGAATATAGCCCGATCTCTTTCGTTTGTTCGCCGGCATTGCGAATAAGAATTATGCACGGCTCATTATTTGCATATAAAATCTCAATCGTTTCAGCGTTTACTATCTCTCTTGCCTGGTCAACTGTGATTTTTCCTGTATCTACCAGGTCGGCTATCCAACGAATATCACTATACATCATTCACCTCACCCCAAGAACCTGAAGATAATAAACCACAGGCATTTCAGGGTGAACGCAATGATTATCAGCCACGCGCAGGCCGTGATAGTAACCGCCAGAACGCCGCCAATAAACTTGCCGATTTTTTCATACATACTCATTGCTCCTCCTTCTGGTACCCGATGAAGTCCCCAACGCCGATGTCACCGTTCGGACATGTATGCGCCCTATACAGCCTTGGTGCTAAAGGCATATCTTTGTGATCCCACTCGAGTTCTCCATTGACCCTGTTCAGGAAATTATTCAGCTCAATATACATGATAGTCTCGGTATGTACCGTAACCGGGCAGAACTCATTCCCACATTTACGGCAACAATAAATTTGATGATAGTACGTCACAATGCAGCACCGCCCATCAATGTTTTAACTCTACTTTCAGCCACGCACAGCTCGAAAATAGCCGCCGACATATGCTCCTGCTCACAGAAGTTGAAGTGATTCTCCGCGATTTCCAGCTCCCGCAGAGGGTTATAGAATTTATACTTGCGGGTATCCTTGAGAATATCCATCATCCAACCGCAGGGCGAGCTGAGCGTCAGGAAATTGATAACGAACGCGATAATTTTCTGAAGCATATTTCGTAGTCCTTTCATAAAAATAAGAGCCGCAGATTTCTCCACGGCTCAGTTTTCTTATTTTTTTGACGAAATCAACGATTTGGCGCAAATTTTCTACCCCTCCACATCTTAATAACCGGCGGAGCCGTGAGCCAGCCCTTAACATCATCATGGCCAAGTAGCTGTGCGCCCATCACCTCGATAAATCCTTGATCAGCTCCATAACTTCCGGGGAGACTAAAAGTCCCATGAATACAAATAGCATCCCACATACACTGACCTTCCGAGTTATACACGACAATTTGCTCGTTGTAATTGCCGAGGTACTTCGGGTCATACGTATGCGGAACCTTAGCATGCTTCAGCAGAATATCCAGCTTCTGCATCTCGGTCATGTAGTTCCAAACCCGGAGTTTCCAGGTTTTCTTAGACATGTTTCTCATATCCGCATTTCCTTTCGTCAGCCTCCATGGCCTTTGTGATTTTATGTTGGATATAAAGCACACAGCCAGCCTGACTATCGCACCCGAATGAAGCCAACAGTCTAGCAATAGCATTCAGAGAGTTTAAATCCTCTTCAGTAAATATCATTTGACCTTTACCCTTGCTCCCTCAAACTTCAGAGGCTTCACCGTACCCTCCCGCGCACACTCCGTCAGGCACTCATTGCAGGGCTCGTCCGTCTCCAGCACCTTGAAGTTTTTGCACTTCGGGCAGTAGGTCACATAGTCCACTTCGCGCATCCAGTCATTCATCAGTTTTCACCTCCCGAACGATTGTTACATTCCCACAATGAGGGCAAGTCGTCATCACTCCGTCTGGAATATTGGTATACTGTGATCTTTTGCGGACCCACCATTCGGTCGGCGCTTCAAAATGCATACCACAGGAACTACAGACAACTGTGATAAGCGGTTCATCGTTCGAGCTTTTCATCTTCACCGCAAACCTATCATCCAACTCCGGGTGCGTCACGCGCTGGTTCAGTGCCCAGAGCAGATTCCAGCAGGCAGCGCGCAGGTGATCCTCATCGTCCATGCCGACCATGTACTTGGCCAGATGTCGTGCAGCACTGTCAAGAAGCGAATGCAGCGGGATACCCTTATCCACGTTGTGCTCGCCGTACTTCAATGCGCCCTCCTCGCAGTGCTTGCTGACTTCCATGATGCCATACCAAGGCAGAAGGTCCATCCGCCCCTTCCCTGCGTGTATATCACGCTTTGCACCAGTTTCAAATTCGGTGCGATCTCCAGAATCTTTAATCATTTGTTTTACCCTCCAATACTGGACTAATCATGTCTTGTGTTACAAACGAGAAATCGTCATCTTCTATTTCTAAATTCCACATGTTGATGATTAGAAGCAATGCCGCATCATCATCAAAAATACGTGCAAGTTTATCTTCTCCCATTTTCTTGAGTCTGAAAGCAATTTGCTTGCTCTGCCTTGCGAAATGACATCTTGGATGGAATAACTGTTCAGGACTTCTTATTGTTTGTCGAGCCTTTCTGCGGTTCACCGATCCTATGACCGCATATTTAACCTTATCATCCAGCAAATATCCAAAGATTGTACCATCATACCGAATCTCGATGTGATGCCAAATCGCAGACAATGGACTTTCAGGATTCGGAGTATACACTAATGTATCCTGCGTAACTCCCGACTTTTTCTTAAAGTGGTTACTTAAAAGAATCTTGTTAATCTTTTTCCGAGTCTTTTTCGATATGTTTCCCATTAGCAGAACCTCCTGATTCTTCCCTGCATAACCTTGTTGGGAATATCCAGCCACCGGATTTTGCACTTGTCTTTGTAGTCAGGACGCAGCTTCTGTAGAATCATCTTCAATGGCTGCCCCTTGATTTCTTCAAACAAGTCCATAAGATGAGCCGTCACTTTCTCGCACCATTCCGCAATCGCGTTTAAGGCATCTGCAAGTTGCTCATAGAACGTCGCAGTACGCCTCAAAGAATCATAAATATCATGCTCCATAAAATTTCCTTTCGTTAAACGCTTTCTTTGAGTTCAGCGCCCTTGAAATAGCGAGGTCGATTCCTGCTCGGGACTTTAAGTGGTAATACCAGAGATCCTTATATGGCGTATTCAGTCTGTCGATTCGCCCCGCGGCCTGCTCCATAATCTTATAGGAGTAGTTCTGGCTGTAGAATATAATGGTGTCCGTCTTGATGCAGTTCCAGCCCTCTGCCCCGGCGTTGTACTGCACGAGATAAACCCACCTGTCGCCGTCAGGAATTGGCTGGTGTTTATGACCATTCCACTGAGCAACCTCAACCCCTGTGCCGTAGTTCAACCCGAGTAGAATATCCAGCTCGTAGTCGAAATTGTAGAATATAATCACTCTTGGCCTCGTCATGCAAATATCAAGGACTTCCTGCTGCCGACTCCAATCCGAGTTGACCAGTTTACGCAACGAATAGCAAAACTCGCTGGCCGTTTCGATGGGCTTGTCCTCCCACGGATTCCAGCGATTCTTGCAGATTTGCAAATACTTCGGCTTATCGTAGTCTACGAAAATATTCTCATGATGGGATACAGTGGACCGTTCAAAGTCCATGTCAACCAGAATCCGTTCCCGCAGCCGTACCAGTCGCTGTGTGTTCAAATATCTGTCGATCTTCGGATATTTGGAAAAGCGGCTGTAGACCACATGCTGGTTGTTAAATTCAGTCCGATTTCGGAAGAAACCATTTGCGATGAACACCGGAATATAATCTGTCCAGCAGTCCCCCGGCGTAGCGCTCAGAAGAATCCACTCATTTTCCTTTGTGATTTTCAGGAAAGACTTGACCCATTTACCACTGCCAACGACTCTCTGTTCATCAAATATAACAAACGCATTCTTCACACCTATGTACTTTTCGATGTTATTCCAGGAATCCACCGTTACACTGTGATCGTAAATATCAAGCTCTGGATCGGTACTCATGTAGAAATGAGCCAACTCTTCGTCCCACTCACCCGTATCCCGTTTCCGGGCAGTCGTGATGATATAAAGATCCGGGGGCTCTGCCATCCTTGCATATTCTTTTGTGTTTATTTGTCCGCCATAGAGTCTGTAGTAGAACGCCAAACTCGTTCTCGATTTTCCGCTTCCTACGCCTCCGCATAAGATGCATCCGATTTTCATACGGTTGATCGCATCTAATTGATAGTCGTAGAGCGTTACACCTGCCATCAGGTCGCTCACCTCATTTCCAACGTCACATAAATGGCACTTTTATTGCAGTGATTCTCGTAGGCCAGAAGCGAGATCGTCGCCTCTTCCTCATCTTCGCCCTCCCCTCTGACGGTATAAGCAAAGAGCTCTTTCCGGTTCTTCCTGAACACCTTCCAGAGTTCTTTTTTCTTAGTAAAGTCCGTGCTTTTTGCAGTAGGACGTATATTGCAAGCCTTATCTACTCTGCGAAGTCCGCCCATAAATATCACACCTCCTCAAAATGAGCAGGAGTTCGTGTAGTAAACCAGGTTGTAATTCAGCGGATGGTTGTTCCAGTCGCAGTTCTGCTCGTAATCAGCAAGCTCATCACGCTCGCCGAGTTCGCGGCAAATATCATCGTTGTGCTCATAGAACCATTCCAGCGGAAGATCGAACTTGTCGCACAGTTCCGGAATATCAAAGACCCAGCTGCCGCAGTTGGTGTTCTGCATACCCTCCGAAACCATGTAATCGACGATCTCTTTTACTTTTTCTCTGCTCATAATCCTTACTCCTTCTATTGTTCAAATATCAGGCTCTTTGGCCCGGTTGCGAGTCATGCGGGAATCGAACCCACCGTACAGCCCATGCTAATGACTCAAATAAAAGAGCCCCAGATTTCTCCAGGGCTCTCATGTGCTTATTCTTCAGGTGTACAATAATCAACGTCGAGATGCACTTTGCCTTCACTATCCGTGTAGGTGACGAACTTTCTCGGCTGATGGAACATCTTCTCGTACTTCTCGACGAACTCCGGCAAAAGCTCACCGAAATCATCCTCCGTGAGGCCTACAATCAGGAATGTTCCAACGATAATATCAATGGGGATACCATAAGGGCCGTCGAGCGTCCGGTTGAGTTTCTCCATGCAATCATCATGCAGCTTTCCTTCTTCGTTGCAAATCAATGCCACCTCATCGTCCCACGGGTAAACAGCCTGAATCGGGCCTTCCACCTCTTTCTGGAGCGATTCCAGAGAACAGTCAATGTCGATCACTTCAGGATAATGCTTTGGGCGAACCCTCAGAACTTTCATACTGTCAACCTCCCAAATTGCACATCAAAAATATAAATCGAGCTGTTTCCTTAGAGCCGCCATTTGCGACGTGGGTACTCACCGGCTGGAGCATTGGACCAAGGACCGACCCTGGCACTCGAAAATATCATTGATTAGTAACCGAAGCAGCTATACTTACGAGCTTCTTTCGCCCGTGCTTCGACGACATCCCGAGCCACATAGTTCAGGTTGATGGTATAACTGGGAATGCCGTAAGCCTTTGCGGCCTGGTTCTCGATTGCACAACCATGGTACGCTTTCTCTTCATCATATATGCCGATGAAATAGTCGGCCTCCGACAGCATCTTGATGCTTTCGCCGAGATACCAAAGTGCCTGGTTCGTGCCACTCGGAGGATCAGGAATATAGGTCTGGATAACATCCAGTTCTTCTCCAAAGACGGCCTCTGCAATGTTGTGCATCTGCGTCATGGTCCCACGGATCTGGGCTTCGGTACGGTCTTTCATCGGGCAGCTGATAAACAGTTTCTTCATATGATTCACCTCAGAAGGGAATTTCGGTGGGGACGCTCGGCTCTGCCATGTCTGCTTCAAGAGCCGCAAACCGGGCATAGCGCTCTGCATACGGGTCAGAGTCAGCATCCTGCTCCACATACATGACATCAGCATACAGGCTGAACTCACCCGGGTTGTTGCACTTCTCCACGAGATTGCACAGGCAGTTGACGTTCTTGACACGGATGTAATCCAGCTGACCGACCATGTCGATGTCACAGAGCAGCTTCTTGCCGGTAGTAGTCACCCAGTAGACGTGCGGCGGCCACTTGGACTCCATGTTGACATTGACCGGAACGAAATAGGTCGGCACAAACGGCTCATCATAGGTCTTTTCCGGATTCGGACGGGTCTGCTTGACCGTTACACCCATGTCCATCAGATGATGCGCCATGTCTTCGGTCAGAACCAGATTGACCCGGCGCTTGTTGGAGCCGAAGCGGTCGCGGCTGGGGTCGCCGCTGAAGTTGGTAGTAAAGATGAAGCGAGTATTCTCGATAGATACCTTCTGGCGTTTGTTAATCATAAATATCAGTCTCCTTTTTATCGTACATCAAAATTCTGTGCAGCTTCGTCCCACGGAATATCAGGCTTCTGCCAAGGCGGTTCACCCAAATCGTTGGAAGCGAACTGCTCGAAGTCACCATACTCGGAAATGGCCTCGATAGCTTTCGTCGCCATCTTATCAAAATAAGACCGGTCGATAGTCTCTTCCAGATGCAGGTTATAGACCATCTCACTTTCCAACCAGCGATAATCTTTCGCACCTGTCACAGAGTCATACTTGGTCTCACCATTGTCTTTGGCACCGGCTTCTCTCACAAGCAGTGCGCCGCCGCATCCGGGTTTGATAGGGCAGAACTGGCCAACGCGCCCGACAAAAATATAATTGTGCTCTCCTTCGGCCAAGTCCTCGTTTTTGTCGAGGTAGATAGCGCCCTTCGACACCGATTTGGTCTCGCAGAGGTCGTTGAACACAATATCTTCGTGAGAGAAGAGCGTCTTAAACACATATGGAACCTGAAACTGAGTACCGGTGGCAGTCCACTCTCCGCCTTCCTTCTCGTTATCGCCCGGCACGTATCCATACCAAGCCTTGCAGTCAGCTGCGTCCATATACCTTGCAATGTAGACTGCATTGTTCACGAGGCACATCTTCTCGTAGGTGGCCTCATGCTCAAACTGGTAGCCGTACTTCTCTGCAAACTTCATGCAGAAGTCGATGATCTCCGGCGTAGCACCGGGGATCTTGATGGAGTCGGTCTTGATATGGGCAACCGTGAAACCGCGCTGCTGTACCTCATCCTGCAAAGTGCGCATAAATAAAGCCCCTCGAAGCGCCACGATGTTGTTGGCGTTCTTGGGGTTGCGGAACGGATTGTCGAAGGTCGCACTGGTCAATCCGTACACCGAGTTGATGGCGATCTTCAGTGCCTGTGCCAAAGCTTTCGCCTGCGCAGGGTCATCCAGATACTTGGTCAGCTTCCCGCCAAAGAGCTTCTTGGCCTTGTCGTACTCCTTATGTTTGACATAGATACGTACATCCATAAGGTCATTGAAGTTCTTGGTGTACTCACCAAAGTAGTTCATGGCGACCGCCGAGTGCGGGTGCAGCGATGCCACATCCAGCAGCGCGACATTCCAGTACATACCAGGTTCGGCATAGACATAGCCGCCCAAACCAAGGTCTGTTCCACGGAACATGTTGTGCATCCGGCCATCGTCGCCTTTGGCCCACTCGTAACCCGGGAAGGCATTGATGATGTTTTTGGACACCAAAATATCAGGCTCGACCTCGGTCAAAGCGTCCTGTTCTCCGGTCGCAAGGTCGGTGTAAACCAGCTTCGGGTGCCTTTCCTTGCCAAAGATGATGCGCGTGGTCAATGTGTTGGTTGTGTCGTTGACCGTAAGTCCGGCAATATCTGCCAGGATCTCCCGGGCTACAAAGTCTGCATGACGTGCGTTGAACACGGCTTCTGTTGCCAGAACGTCATTGTCGCAGTATTCCGCGACCTTGTCCCAAAGGCTTTTCGGCACCGGCTGGTCCCACGGCAGGCCAAGCTCCTGATGATGGATGCCCAGCTCGATTTCAAACTTCTTCAGGCTCTGCTTTTTGGCAGAGAAGTCATAAATATCCGTGTAGGACAGGTTATACGCCTCGCCAAAGAAACCCGTGTGCTCGTTGATGATACGGTTCGACAGCGCATAGAGCTGCTCCGTCGTCCACCCCAGCATACAAGCCCAAAGCATATGATTGTCGTACTTGCGGTTATTAAAGCCGACGAGCCGGTAGTTTGTCAGTGCTTCGACCTCGCTGGCGGTAGGATTCACCATGCGATGAACCGGCTTATCCTCGCCTGCCAGTTTCCAGTTAATGAGGAAAAGGTTCGGAAAAACCTCACAGTCAAAGAACGCGATAGGGGCCTCCAAAATATCAGCCTCGCTCTTTGCTTCCTCTTTGGACTTGAAATGCATCTTTGCCACCGTCTTGACACAAATATCAGCCTGATTCGTGCTGCTTGCGGCAAAGAGCAGGATAGCATTGCGCATATCGTCCACGTCATAGACCACGTTGCCCTCGTATGCCTCCTCCATGACATGGGCAATGAAATCCACATTCGGCTTCGTGTAAGGGCTGATTTCCTTGGCAAGTGCCTTTTTGATCAGTATCCTCAGATGCCTTTCGTTCTGGACCTGCTTTGCATCGACCATTTTTTCTCCCTTCAACGGCAGACCACTGCTGATGGAAGCCACCGAAATATCATTGCATTTCGACAGCTTTCTCCGCAGTGAAGATTTCCCGGTAAATACTTTGACTTCGATGTTTTCGTCGTAAATGCGGCTGAGCTTTGTAACATCGCCCGTGTAAATATAATGCAGATGGATTCCCGCACCGGATTTACTCAGCTCCGCATAAGTCCGGGGCCATTTGGATGCAGCTTTAAGATTTTTCTCAAAGCATTTCTTTCCATCCGGTCCCGGAATATCAAAGTCGATGACGATATGCTCCTGCGGAATCCGCACGTAATGAAGCCTCGACGTATCAAGGTCGGACAGCGTCGTGCGGACATCTTCCCATTTATCGATCGGGGTTCCGTTCTCATTGGCATATTGTGCAGGGCATCCCTCGCAAATATCATCCAGAAGCGAGTGTTGCTCTTTGAACTCGACCCATGATGAAGCAGGCGGCTCAGATATTCCCTCTTCCGCAGGTTTTGGGTCTGCAAACTCAGGGAACTTGTCCACCTTGAAACCACTGTAGTAGCTCCGAACGCGCTCCCCGTTCACATCGGCTTCCCTTTCCTTGTAATCGGAGAAGTAATTCATCAGCTCCTCACGGAATGCTCTGCGCGAATACGGATATTGGACATTCGTTTCGGCGTTGTAGTCCTTGTACATGGCCCACGCACGCTTCAGCGATACGCCGTCTTCCTTCTTAAAAATATAAAAGGAGTCCAGCATAAAGTTGTAGAAGTCGTTGGACGCACCCAGCATCCTGGTCGGGATGTAATCGTCGTACTGGCGCGGATTTGCCTCATAGACCTCCTTGCAGTGCCACGCAATGCCGCCAAGCTCAAAATTCACCTTGTTCACAAGGTCAAGATACTTCTTAGCAGGCAGCTTGTTACCGGTTGGCGTCACGTCGATGAGTCTTCGGATAAGGCCCGATTTTGCATCGGTTATCTTGACTGCCTTGTTGGTACCAAGGAAAAGGAAGCAGTTGAACCTCGTGGGATATTGACTTTTGAACTTCTCATTGACCAGCATCGTCTCGTGGGAGACCAGCGAGTTCAGCCGGGTGTTGTCCTCGATGCGGGAAAGGTCACCGTCGTGCTGGATGGAAACAAGTGGATTCGACTTAAACGCCTCCAGCGCGAATGCATTGGAGGATGAACCCAGCGCCCTCGAGTCGAACACGCCGCAGTAGCCCTCGAAAAGCTTCTGGACGATGTTCAGCACCGTAGATTTACCGCTTCCCGGGTCACCATACAGCACAATGAACTTTTGGACTTCCTTCGAGGCACCATTCACAACTGCACCGATAGCCCATTCCAGCTTTTCGCGTTCCTCCGGAGAATATAAAACGCCCATGAGTTCGTCATAGGCGTTTATACTTCCGGGTTCTAGCGGATACGGCAGACGCTTCGAGGCGTAACTTTCCTTTTTGACCGGAGTGTTGGAAAATATCAATACCTCATCCAGCGGATGGAAGTTATCCCGCATCTGCCTCTGACAGTATTTGTGCCAGTTGTCGATCATGCCGGACTCCGCATCCCACATATAAAGTACATGAAACCCGTTGTTATGGGTCTTCTGGTACTCATCTGCATAGATTCGCAGCTCCCGGTCGATGGTTCGGATGACGTCCTGCTCGTCCGTACTCCAAAGCCCCCGCTCTTCCATCCAAATGGCGTAGAAGTCAGAGCCACGTATCATCAAATCGTTCGGCTTACCGACGATGAACTTCGGATAAATCTCCGTTACGCCCCGCTTTCCCGGGCGGGTGTCGATTTTGAAGAAATCGCTCATGATGAATCGATTTCCTCCTTTCTGTGAGATTTATTCCGGCTTCTTCGTAATGCTGGCCTTGCCGTCGCAGCAAATATCGTTTTCAGGCACAGTCGGAGAGTCATTCTCTTCCTCGCCGTGCTGGTCATAGTTGTGGTGCATCATAGCAAGCTCTGCTTCCGTGTTGCGTGCTTTTGCCTCCGCTTTCTTAAGCTTCTCGTCGCTCTCGCCAAGCATCCTGCAGGCAGTAAAGCCAAACCAGAGAAGCCCCGCGATGAGGATATTCTTCCGCAGCAGCTTGCCGCGCTGCTTCCGGATGGTCGTCTCCGCCATCTCAAGAGCCGACTTGGTGGTCGCCAGTTCGTACATGACATTCATCATTTCCATTGTTCATTTTCCTCCAGTAATTCAGGTCGGTAAATATCAGCCGACCAATGTGCTCCATGTTTCGGCACGATGTGACTCGCATCAAAACTCTTTCATCATCAACAAATTGTTCAATAACCCCTTCCATCGTGATGCAGACCTTCGATACATAAATATCAGGCTTCATTTTCTGCCAACCAGCCCATCAGCTGATACCAAATATCAATCCGGCGCATATCCTCTTTCGGATGCATCAGCGTGAAAAGTCCACCGGCACCGTTGGGCTGATATTCCCGAGCATTGAATCGGTCCAGCACACTCTGCGCCCTCTCCTCGTCGAAGCGGGTGTCATCCATGGCCACGAGCCCAAGGCTCACGACCATATTCCAGAACCACTGGCCCACCCGGTTTCCGGACGCAGCATCTTCCAGAATATGCTCCTCGATGCGGATGGACAGTGCCACCATCATCTCGAGCATGCTGCACGGAATACCGGCGAAAGCGTTCTGAATGTCCTGATACACGATATTTTGCGTCTGAGCAAACCGGTATCGCAGGTCGAGGCCATCCTCTGCGCGAGCCCCATCCAGCTCACAAGACGGGGTAAAGTTCTGGTTGTATAAGAAAGTGAGCAGTCTATGGAACGAAAGCCCCCTCGGCTCCCAGTCTCCACAGACCCGCTCATAAAGCCAGTCAAAATATCGACCGGCAAGGTCTGTGTATATCATTCGTCCTCCTCATCCGGGTGCAGGTCACAGAAGCTCTGGTTCACCTGCAGGATCTCGTAATCCTTGTGATAGTTGTGGTTTCGGACATGGATGGTGTTCGGCATGAACTCGCCGAAGTGCTTTAAGGCCTCATCGCCGATGGCTCTGGAAATATCATCCTCATCCATCGGCTCGTCTTCGCCGTCGAATACCAGCTTGCCATCTGCGTAGAAGCTCAGAAAGCTGGTCTCATAATTCTCATCTGCGCCAAACTCATCCGGCTCGATGATCTCGATGGCCTGCTCCGGCTTCCGAATATCTTCCGGGTCGCTCTCAGTGCGGTAAGGCCCCATCGCCAGCTCAAAGCCCTTCTGGTTTGCCTTTTTCTCGACCTCTTCGTCGAGATTGGCTTCCCGCTTTTCCCAGTGTGCCTTCAAGTCCTGCGCCTCCTTCCTGTATTTTTCGTCATAAGCACGCCGCATCATAGTGTGCATAAAGTAAGCTCCGGCTGCAAAGCCAGCGCCAAAGAGCAAAATATCACGCATTGCGTTCTTCATCGGGGTCTCCTTTTACGGTCATCAGGGTGAATGCCAGCCCGCCAAAGAAAAGGGAGACGCTCATCAGAACGCCTCCCACAACATGGCGCTTGCGCTGGGTGTCGGTCAGATAGTCCAGAAACAGGAACACGTTTTCTAAACTGTCCATAGCAAAATATCCTTTCACTCAGCAAGAACAGCCAGACCGGAAGCAAAGCACACCCCGGCCATGACTGCGAATACATAAGAGAGCCTCTTTGCGATCCTTGCCATAGCTATCCCTCCAAAATATCAGTCTCAGATCTTGTCGATGATGGGTCCGTCGCAGTTGAAGTGGAGTATCACAGAACGCTCGTCGCCATTGATAAAGTCATTCAGAGCTTCATTGCCCGGAACATAGCAGTGCGTGCCGAGGCTGACACAGTTCTGCTTCGTCTCGTCCTTCGGGTCATAGATCCAGCCCGCGACCTGACCGACCGCCGTCCGGTGGCAGCCCTTGCCGTAGGGGTCCAGCATGTCGATGACTTCGTTCAGAAACAGATGCCCGTTCGTTCTGAGTTTGCGGTTCGCCGCGCTCTCTACATTCCGGATGGTCATGGCGTTCAGCATGGAGTCCTTCTCCCAGAGGCTGCAGCTCTCGTCAAAAATCATGGAGTACGGGTCATTGGCATCCCGCACAACATCTGCGTACTCCCGGATGATTTCCTCGGTGCCGTCCTCGTTCTTTGCCGTGGACTCCACTTCGACAGCCTTGATGCTGTGCTCCAGCTCCTGCTGCACACGGTCGCCAAAGCGCTCCGTAACACGGCCTTTGTACTCGTTGAAGGCCTTGTCGATGGCGATGTAGGCCGCGGTCAGGCTTGCGTTACGCTTAGACATGATATGATGGCTGCCGAACATGCAGGCCAGCGAGAGACCGCCCAGCGTCACCGCAGGGGCATAGACCTTTGCCAGCCATACGGCCGTGTGGACATAAGTGGCAGTAATATCTTTTTTCATATCATCTGCTGTGTAGGTCTCACCATCTTTCAGCTGCATTTCGCCGCTGTCCACCTGTGCTTTGGTAGTGTGGATAGTCTCGACCTGAGCGTTGTGCTCTGCGATGATCTCTTCCGCCTTGAGCGTTGCCTTGCAGGCCAGAACAGCCGCCGTCACGCCGCCGATGGCCGCACCCACGATCATAATGGTGGGGCCGGCTTTCTTGAGCTTGAACTTGCCCTTTGCCAGCATCTGGGTAGCCTTGAGCATCATTTCTTCTTTTTTCATAAAATATCAGTCCTTTCTGTTAAGTAAGAGGCACCGGTTTCGGGAACTCGATGCTGTACCCGCCGGGGACGTTCTTGATGTATGCACCGGTCAAGTCCTTCCAGCCATACTTGTTATCGGTAAAATTACAGGTCATGCCCGCAAGGTCGTAGAGGTCGCCAATGGACACCTGTCCGTATTCCCGAATGGCCTCCCACATCTGGTCGAGGATTTCTTCCATGTCCGCCCGGGAGTCTGAAATCAGGTTCTGCCAGTTCGGTATGACCCGCTGGTTCGCCGGCTGACTCCGGTTGGGATTGGCGTAATAGCGGTCGTAGCTGTTGCTGGAGCCGCGCACATAGTTTGAGCTCTGCGAGCGGGATTTGTCCTCGCCAAATATCATAAGGCTCAGTGCCGAGCTGAAAATGCTCCAGATGCCGTTCTTGAGCATCGGGATGGCATAGTCGTTGATGATGCGCTCCTTCACGGTGGCAAGGTCTTCTGCGAGAAACGCGCTTGCCACCTTCTGAATATCAGTCTGCTGGCGTACCGTGACTTTGCCGGTCGTCACCTTCTCCAGCTTTTTCTTCGGCTGCTGACCGGGGGTCTTGTTCAGGCTGCTCGTGGGC